CAACGATTGCAACACGTAGTAAGTGCTTGCGAGCGTATGTTCGTCACGTACTTCACGCACCTGTGGAGTTTCCTGACCCGCCAAGAAAGTAACCTCAATGGTTTCTACTCGCGTTGGATTTGCGAAGGCGTAGAACGCGGTCGATGAAGCTGCGTCCAGCAGTGGCTCTACTACCAATTGAAGTGATCGTGTGGCGTTGTATGTTCCGGCCCCGGTAGAGGCTGGATCGAACATCGAATTGATCAATACTTCTGCCGTCGTTTCCAGTACAGCGGGAACAACCAAATACGATGGCGTGATATTCAGAATGTCTGCCGATTCTGTTCCCTCTGGCGTGTTCTCGCCACGCATCAAACGCATCAAAGCCTTCATCGCTCCGATGGTGGCTGTCGTTGGGCTTGCTGCTCCGGTCGTTAGATTCTTGCGGAATCGCAACCCCGTAGGAGTTTCCAGAAACAACGCTTGAGCGTCCCGCATTGTTGGGTTACTTGTGACTTGTGACCACGCTACAGTATTCACGGTTCGTGCGGCAGCATCGCCCAGTTTCTGCGGTGTTGATGTTAATGCTGACATGTCGTCATTCACAATCAACTTGTACCCAAAGTCAATCCCGATGGATCGACACTCAACGGCATACGTCGCTTTGCCGTCTGCCATGCTTGCCATTTCTGGACGAACAGCATCATTCCACACTGGCAGATTCGGAATTGCACCGAGCTGCATGCGATGAATGTTCTTGAAGTCGGTCGCTGACTGGCCTTGTTTCATTGGCCCACGCCAAGTCTGAGGAACTTCAGTAAATCCGATCATCATGGATTTGTTGACAGCATCCAGCGTCAAGTTGCTGAATGAGCCTGTTCCGTGGTACGACGCTCCATTCGGAGCCGCACGGATGCCAGCTTTTTCCGGCCCAAACATTGCACAGATTGCAATTTGATCTCGTGTCAGACCGAGCGTCTGAACGCCGCGTGATCGGACGTATTCTGTCGCCATGTCGAACAGCGTCGCGTGACGGAACGTATCGGCCGCTTTGCTTCGTTGTGCCGCAGGATAGTATTTTTCGAGCTTGGCTTCGTCGCCATTCAACGCTGATCGGCAAGCCGTCAAAGTGAGTGCTGATCGCAGATCAACTTCAAGTCGTTCCGAGCCTGAAGAAACGTGTCGAACCGATGCACCGTAAGGAATCGTAGCCTGCTCTTCAAGCTGTTTTGCTTTCAAGTGCGCACGTACCGCTGGAACGTCTGCCAGTGTTCGACATTGTGCCGATTCGCTCGTCAGTCCTGCCAAATCGCAAAGTTCATCAACGCTCTTTTCAAACGCTGCCCGTGCAGCTTTTTCGTCATCAATGATCTTGCGAGTTGCTTTGGCGATCATGTCGGCCATTGCTTCGGCTGTCGGCAAGTCCGAACGCTTTTCTTCTTTGCGTTCCTCTTTTTTGTCTTCAACTTGCGTGCCGAATTTATCGGCATTGTCGTTCATCCACCGCAACGCTTCTTCGTCATCAAGTGTAGCTGTCATACCTTTGGCAACACACAGCTTTCGCAATGCTTCAGTCATCTTAAATTCTTCTTTCTTTTCACTTGGGGACTTGAATAAAACTGCTGCTGGATCAAGTCCCCGCAGCTTCGCTTGATCATCGGCACCGATCGGAGTCAACGAGACTTCGCGTAGCCGCCACTTCGTCACAACATTTACCGGCCCATCGAATGATCGGCCTGATATCACTCTGCTTTCACCGTGCTTTACAAACTCACGTGTGATCACCTTATAGCCTGCTGATACGTCCGTGGCGTGTCCATCGACAACATCGTTGAACGCATCCGTGGCCGCTTGCTTCTTACTGAAATGCAACATCCCAGCAACTTGATTTCCATCCACTCGAATTGAGCGTACGGAACCAAACTGATCGCTGTTTGCATTGCGATTATGTGAGTCAAGAAACGGCACCTGTCGATTCGATGGAAACTCAACTCCGCTCGTCAGCAGAACTTCCGGAATCATTTCCATACGTTCCCAGTCTGGCATCAGAACTGGCGTCTCGGTTGAAATCGTTGTCTCGACAGTCCGGCCTTCTACGCTGATTGAATCAGCACGCACAGATAGAATGCGATAATCCAATTCGGCTACTGTCGATTCACGCTCTGATTGTTCGCGTTTTCTACGTCGCATTTGCGGTGTCCATTGTTGGTTGACTGACTGCATCCGAAGTGGCCTGCGCGACTGCTATTTGATCTGCCGTGTCTACGCCCATGATGTTGTTGATGACTTCCGGCGGGATGCCTTTTTCTTTTGCGACAGCGTAAAGTTCCGCCGCGTCATTCAGGACGTTTCTCCAGTTGACGTTGACCTTTGCACACTCCATTTGAAGTGAAGAAAGTCCTCCGCTGATTCTTGCCGATGCTGCGGCTGCGTCGTCTTTTGGATTGATCGATAATGCAACCGGCCCTTGCCATCTTGCTGATGAAAACCGTCCCGGTGATGCTTGAAATTCTTCACTCGACACGATGCCATCGAAATAGCCTTCTAGCATTGCTGCCCGAAGAATCGTTTCCCAGATCGGCTGACAATAGGACGATGCAAACCACTCTTGAACGTCGTGCAATTCCGGCCATGTGTCGTTGTCAGCAGATCGTTCTGAACTAAATGAACTGTTGCGATAGTCGCCTGTAATCGTGCTTGCTTTGATGCCAGGCAGTGCGGTTGCCGTCCCGCGTTGTAGGTGTTGAACGAATGCCTCTGGATTCATGTTCGGCTGGTTCGGTGATTGCAGATCAAACGAACCGTCTTTGCCTTTATTGACGACCATTCCCGGCTGAATCTTTGTGATTGCGTTGCCGTCTGCATCCGTTAAATCAGTGCCGTCTGCCGATGTGCTTGATGCTTCTGATCCCTGATTTAATCCCAGCCGAATTGATCCCGTTGGCTTGCTGTAAGTTGCGACTACACAGGCTGCCATTGCACTCGCCGTCAAGACGTTGTATTCCAGATCCTCGGTGCGTCTTGCTCGCAGAATCGCTGCCGCAAACCATGGCACGCCACGAAGCTGATCGATGTCTTCCTCAAGATATAAATGCCCGACCGATTCGGTTGTGACACGTGTCACAGTCGTCGGTGAAAGTGATGACTGCGATATTCCTAACGACTTCAGCCAGTACGCCACTCTTTCAAGATTTGCGTTAAGTTCAATGCCTCTGAAAATTGTGTTTCCGTTTGCCAGCGTGTGACCGGGAACCTCAGACGCATCAGCAAGCCTGCACGAATCCACGAGTTGCAGTGTCTTCGCAATCGGAATGTCCCGTTTGAGTTGTTCACGCGGGCTGATTGCTTTGATTCGATAAAGCGTATCGCCTGACAGGATGCAAGACCGCAACGCCAGCTTCTGCTGACCAGACATTGTCAGACCGCCTTTGCCTGGCATTCCACGCGAATCAAATCCAGACTGTAGTGAGTCCCAAAGTTGTTTGGCTCGTGCCCTAAATTCAACGTGCGGTGTTCCGTCAATATTTGCAGCCAGTGATTCTGGCGACATTCCTGTCCCGATCACCTTTGCTTCAAGGCTTCGGACGATCTTTCGACAGCTTGGATTGTCGCGGTACAAATCCCATGATTGAGCGCGAAGAAACTCCAGCCGATTCGACGGAATTTCGTTTTCTTTTATGACTGGATTTTTCATCCAGTTCAACCGCGTTTGATTAGCGGCTGAATATGGACCCTTACCTGTGCCGAGCAGTTTATTGACAGCCTGCAATGAAGCACGGGCCTCGATTCGCTCTAGTGCTCTCGATGGTGAAAGCCACCCGATAATGCGGTCAAGTGCATTCATAATAGCGTAGCGTCTCCCAATTGGAGAAGCCCACACATTGAACCGCCGCCACTGGATGCGGCATTGATTTCGCTGATCATTTCCTGACGAGTTGCCCGCAGTTCTTTTAGATCAGCCATCCGCTGCCGACGACCACCCGGCCCCTGATATTCTTGGCTCGTTAAAGCCTTAAGAATGGCTGCGTTCGTTGCGTCGAGAATGTCGCTGGCGGTTGTCATGCACTAAGTTTGTGCGTGACGATATACGATTGCATTACCAGTGTTACCAGATTACTCACCGCTCCCCATCAAGAGTCACAATCCTGTGCTCAATTTTGATCGTCTCAAGCGTCACGGTCGCCGTCCATGTGTGACCGCACGGCCCTGTATCTGACTTCGTTGTCTTGCAGCATTTGTAGTAACGAGTTTGGCCTTGCGTTGAGTATGCAACACCATACCCGCCGCTGCCATGCCAGCAGACAGGGCAGTGCCGATACTCTTCCACAATTCGCCCTGCTGGAGTAATTGCAATCACAGGCGATACTTCAACCACTGACGGAAAAATCACCGGCTTCGCTAGTGGCGTCTGGCTTGTCGTGATGTCCGGCTGTCTTGCTCTTTGCTTACTCATTCCACGCTCTCCCATCGGGACGACTTTGACCACTGTTGACAATCGATTTTCCTTGCGTGTAGGTGCCTGATCGTGGCGGATAGCCACCGTTTTCCGTGACGTATGCACAAGCTAATGCCAGCCCGTACCGCACGGCATCCCTTAAATCGTTAGCTTCGTTCTCATTTTTTTTGATCCAGAGCAATTTCGCGTTGCCTCGGTTGTCGATTTTGTCGGCAAGCGTACCGTTGCAGAGTTGCACGAGTAAGTCGATGTCATGTTCGGCACCTTGACACAGGGCAAGCGACTCAGGATCGTCGGGAGTGCGTTCGTCAAGCCGTGCTTGCAAATCCGTTTCCCAAAAATCCGTGTTGACCTGGAGAAGTTCCTGCCCGACGTTGTCGCCATCGGCCACCGTGCCGAGTTTGTACGGCAAGCCGCCGATCGTCGTCGAACTGCCCTTGATCGCCATCATGCCCGAGTGTAAGTTGCAGAAGTCGTATGTCTTTTTCGTATCCCAGCCTGAGTCCACTGCCCCGGCGTGCGGGAGCATCGGATTTCCGCCGTCTTGATGCTGCCACGGGTTGCGAATCACAGCTTCCCAAATGTCTTCCAGCCTCGTTTTGTAGCCGTAATCGACCAGATGCGAGCGACCGTCAAGCCCGTGTGCCATGATAACCCACACGCGATAGCCGCCGTCAGCCGCTTGTTGGTCGATTGTGACGGTTAAAAGTCGCGTCCATGCGGGTAGAATTGACCTCGGAACGGACGTTTTCAGGCGTTCGCCGACCCGTTCGGGAGTCGATTTTGTCTTGCGCGTCTCCCATGTCTCGCCCATGTAGGAGTTAACCACGTCCTGCAAATCGCGTGGCCGCTTCTGTGCCTGAATCCAGACCCGCGCGAAGTTGCCCCAGGTCTCAGTGAGCGCGTACCACGAGGCAAGCGGACCAAAGCCAACGCTGTCAGATCCCGCCTTCAGTGCTGCTCCGTGGATCTCGCCGGCAGTGTCAATCGTGCAGCCTTGCGGCACCCAAACGCCACGACGAAGCATGATCGTGCGGTGATGGTTTTCAATGTGTCCTTCGCAGTGCTTGCACTCGTAATACGCCGACAGAAACGCCGTCTCCGCGTCTGAATTGCCGTTTGAATCACGGTCCCAACGGAAGCCACCGAACGAATTCGCATCGCCCTTGACGAGAATCTGATACTCGCCGCAGTGCGGGCAGGGCACAAATCGACGATGCTGATTGCTTTCCAGCATCATTTTTTCGATGCGGGAGCGGCCTTTAATTGTCGGCGTTGACTCAAAAATGATTTTATGGTCCGGGAAGCCTTTGAATCGGTTGATAAATAACTTCAATGCGTCAGCCTCATCGCTTGACGATTGATTCCATTTATCGATCTCCGAGGCTTGACCATAAAACGCTCCGACATCGGCAAGTGAAGTCTCCGATCCTGACCACCCAATAAATATCTGACATGACTCCAGCTTGACGTGCAGCTTGCTTCGTCTGGCTTCCGGTGGTAACTGATTTTTGACGCCTTCCGTTGATGACAGAATCGGGTAGAGTCTCGACCCAATCACACGAGCGGCGGCCTCCTTCGTTGGGCCTGCAAACATCATGTTACGGGGATTTGTGCCAACAACTTTTGCCATCAGACTTAAGCACGTCGTCGTCTTGCCGAGCCGCGACCCCCATTGCATCGAGATGCGACGAATACGAGGATTGTCAAACGCTTCAAGCACTGCATCGACGTGCGGAAACGATGACAGCGAGAATGGTAGACCGCCAGTCTCGGTGCCTTTCGGCATCGTCACGAAGTACGGGAGCCACTCGCGGGAGGCGATTCGCTCGCATGGTCGTAGGTATTTTGTGGCGTTCAGCTTGATTATTCTTCGGCCCTTACCTTTCCGATCTCACTCAATTCCAAACGCCTCGCCGTGCTCAACAGCAGATCCCGGCAGTGCCTGTCAGATTCATCGCGTGTAAAGTCTTTCAAATCTTGCGGAGCACTTGCTGCCAACATCTCCGGCAGTTGCATGATTCCTTCGCGAAGTTCAATCAAGGCTGTAGCCGCCCACAACTCCACTTCTTGCCTGTCCAGAATCAACGCCTTCTCTCGATCCAATTCTATCTGCTTCGTCTCGACCTGAATTCTGCCAAGCTCGAAGTCCTGTTGTCGTTTCGCTGCTGCCAAGTCGGTTTGCAAAACCTTGTCGAGTCGCCATTTCACAATTTCCCTGAGAGGATAGACACCATCATTCCCCGGCATCGGTGGCGTTTCCATTCGCCATTGCTTGACCGTCTGAACCGCCATGCTGAAAAACTCTGCCACCTCCCCGAGTGTTGTCGCGTTCCATTTGCCGTGTGCTGCTTCTCTGGCGATGACCTCCGCTTCGATCCTGTCATACTCCGCGAAGTCCTCGACCGTATCACAGGCGGCCAGCAAGTCGGGCAGATCGCTTCGCTCGTTGGGCTTCAATGTTGGATTCCGTTACTGGTCCGATGTCATGCGTGTGATGGTGTTCCACTTGTGCCGGCAATGGCTGTAGTGATCGGTTGAACTCTGCCAACGCAATCACCACCCGAGCCGCTGCCAGTTTCTCGCGTGCCTTTCCTTCGTTCAGCAGCTTGCCGACGACATGGGCAGTTCGCTGGTAAAGCACGTCGGGGATTTCGAAGCCACGACGCAGGCTGCGTTCGATTTCCGCCAGGTCTTGCCGCGTGTGGCTGGGATCTGTCAGGAGTTCTGTCATGTTTTCCCCAATGTTTTTGGCCCTTTTGAAATACTTTCAGAATTCTTTCGGAATAGATTG